TTGTAGGCAATGCGGTTCAACTCAGTGCCGGTTAGCGTGTAGTTTCCGGTTCCGGCAACGGCGATCGAGGTGTAGTCAAAGGCGAACGTCGCAGACTGGCCAAAGCCAATCGTAAAATAGTCAACGCCATCGGTGACAATGATTGCCGAATCGCCAGGGCTGAAGCTTAGCGTTGCTGCCCCGTTAATGAGTGGAGTGCCTGACGGGTCTACTACGACCGACCCGCCACCGCCGTTCCTAAAACACAGAAACCAGTTATCGCCCATGGTGGGAGCGGATGGCAGCGTAAGCGTTCCGCCGCCCGAGCTGGTCCAGACGAACATCTTTGCGCGGTCGGTAACGCCCGCGGTGTAGTTTGAGTTGAAGTTGGTGATCGGCACAGACTGGCTGAGCACTGTGCCGACAGCCACAATTCCCGTGCCAGCCAGCGCCGAGGCGTTGGCGGTGGAAGTGGTCGATCCGTATTGCAGGATCGCCCATACGCCGTCGACCGTGCTGTTGTCCGTCAGATAAATCTGCCACAGCGTGCCGGCAGCAACCGTGACTACCTGAGTCCCACCGTCATCGCGCACAGTGATTGTCTGGGCGCCGGTGTTGTTGAACAGGATTGTCTGACCTGTTCCGGTCTTGCTTGCATCAGGCAAATAAATGCTGAACCCCGCAGAAGCAGCGGAGATGTCCATAATGCGTGTGGCAAGATTGTCGCTGGTAGAAGTCTCCTCCGGCCAACTCAAAACAACATTGGCCGTAAGAACGGTATCGCTATAGCTAATCTCAGACGGGTAAATATTGGCGCCGCCGAAGACGCTTGTGTAGGTAGTCATCAGGCTTCGCTCCTATTCGCAGAGCGATCCATAATCCGCTTCATGTCCTCATTGTTGATTGCAGAGGCTGCGCGATCATAGAGAGCCTGCCAGGTCTGAATACGCTCATCGTTTTTCAAGAAAGGCGTTGCTTCAAGCAGCGCGGCGTAAAGCAAGATGTCCGGCGCGTATTGCGTAAGCCAGTTCGTCTGAAAGTCCTCCCCGAGAAAGGGCGGCTGTTGGTAGTAGAGGATTTCAAGGCTCTGAGCCGTTGCCGGCGTTGGGACCAACAGCCAGTGCTGATAGTCGTAATCGGCGTAAAACTCAGGGGTGCCGGTCTCCGCCTCGTCGGGCCAATACGACCGGCAATATTCGTAAGAGCGGGCAAAGATGGGGACGTTATCGACGGTCATGCTGACCGTATCACGCCAGCGATCCGGCTTCATGTAAGCTGCGACGCCGACTTGCAGTGGGGTCGTAACGGGCTGGATGAAGCCTTCAATCTTCAACTCGCGCGCAATCCGCCTCTCAGCCAAGGTCACAAGGCGAGGCAGTTGTTCGTAGACGATAGCGTCACTTTCTACCGTGAACCCGCGCTCAAGATAGCGCCGCAGGTCAACCAGCAAGCTATCGTAGGTCATGGTGTAGCTCATTTGCACCTCTTCCACAAACGGCGGCCGCTACAGCCTGCACCAACGGTAAGTCGTTATAACCTAAAGCCTCATCAAAGCGAATAGAGAATCATGTTGCACATTATGCGGCAGCGTGCTCATATGCACCCGGAAAATCCGCCAAGGATTCCACTACCATGATACCGGCCCGTTCCCCTTGCCGGGGGAGCGGGCCATTTCTTTTTCAGTCGGTTTCCTGGCGCCGTTGGCTATACACGCATCCCAAGGCCTCCATGGAGATCGCATGGAACGCCGATAGCGGTGCCGGTCCAAACTGGCGGCGCGTTAACGGCGCACGAGGTGCGTTGGGTTTCCTGGCCGCTTTGCCGTTGCGCGTGCTTTGGTTCGTCTCTGCCGTTGGGGGTAGGGTTGGCAATTTCATGACGCCTCCTTAAGCGCGGGTAGGTTTTTATTTCCGAAGCCAAGATACGATCGGCACCGCGTCCTGCGTAGCTTTTTCTATGTTGTGCGCTTGCTCAATGCTTGGCATTCGCTCACCGCGCGCCCATCGCCACACCAGTGTGTGATCAACAGACAGCGTTTGCGCCAGAGCGCGGCAGGAGGTGCCAGTTGTTTTCAGCCACTCTGATAATGTCATGCCCTACCGTGCCGCCCCGCGCTGTTGCCGTCAAGCAAAACAATTTGCCTGAGAGGCAACATTAGATGTTGACAGGTGGGCAACGCCCTGGCATTTTGGCGTCACCAAACAAAGGAACCCCAAAATGTCTTACCCCGACTCAATCAACCTGGCCGACCTCGACGCAGCCCAGGGCACTGACGACGCACCGAACGACGCTGGCGAAATTGAGTGGATCAAAAGCGCGCTTGAGCTGCTCAACGAGGCAGCCGATAAACTGCGCGGGGCCGATCATTCGGACCGGCTGTTGAATGACACCTGCGCCGATGCCGGGCGTGAGATCGAAATTCTTGTTGCCGCTATTGCGCGGCGAATGCCGTAATGGAAGCGCCTTGGACACATCTTGGAGGGATGAAGACATGAGCCAACAACACACCCGCTTGCAAACGATGGCCGAGCAACTCGCCGCCCTGGTGCTCGCTGATCGTGAGATGTTGCCCAACACGCGCGCGGCATTGAAGGATATGGCCAACACGCTGGCCAGCGAATCCGACATTGCGCACGACAACGAAATGAAGCGGATAGAAGCGCAGATCAGTGCATTATTGCCAAAGCAGCAACCCGACATCTCGTTGCGTAGCTGGTGGGCAAGGCTGCGGTCATGACCGACACAACGAGATGCGAACCGCCAGAGAAACTGCGCGCTACCAGTGGGTATCACTGGCTCCGTCGAACAGACGGTTGCGGCATTACCCCGCCAGCAATCTGGACTTGGCGTATGCCGGAAGCTGTGTGGCGAGCGCAGGGAATTGAGCGGACGCCTGAAGACATGCATCACGAATGGGTTGCTGCCGTTGCCCCACCCGCTGACTTCCGCATCACAGTCGCGCAACTCCGCCTTGCTCTAGCCCGTGCGCTTGTGGCCAACACACCAAATGCTGTGGTGCCGATTGAACCCACCACAGCAATGGTCGTGGCGGCAATTGAGCGCCCGGACACCAGCGACAACAGCAACGGACTGTTCTACAGCTTCATCTACCGCGCAATGATTGAAGCAGCACAGGAGACGGGCGATGAAGGATGACCATATTGCTGATGTCGGCAAAATGGTGCCGACGGAGTGGGTGACAACGGCGACGAATGCGTATTGGCTTGACGTAGGCGGTAGTACCGTGAGTGGGATTGCTGCCGCCATCGCCGCCGTCGCCCTGCTGATCGCGGCGCAAGAGCGGGAGCGGTGCGCGGCAATAGCCGAAAATCACGAATGGTTTGTTGGCGGCATCGGAACGAAGGCGCCCGGTTCAGGGCAAGCCAAAACTATTGCCGCCGCCATTCGCGCCGCAGCGCCTCTTGCCACCGCAGCCGAGCCGGAACAGCGCCACGAAATAGCACCGACCCTTGTCGAAATCGAACGGGCTATCTGTTGCCCATCCGGCACATGCACATCGCCGAACAATTGCTACACCGAGGACCACACACGTTCCTATCCGGTGCAAATCCAGGATGCGGCGAAGGCGGTGGCAAAGCTGTATCGCGGCGATTGACGCCCGCCACCACGCCGCGCACACTGCGCCCGCTTGTTTGCTCCCCAACTCGTCCCGGTGCTGCATATTGCGCGCCGGGGTTTTTTTTTGTGGACTACGGGTAACGCTTCCGATCCAACTCAAAATGAGGACCATCTCTGAAGCGCGGCCAATCCCTGGGATAGGCGTTGAATGTCCCGTGGCGTCAGCATTACCCCTGCCCGTGCCCATCCGTGGCAGCGCCAGGTGCGGGCTTCCGAGGCAGCGTCTCACGCGCCACGCCCTGGATCTTCTCGAATGTTCTCAGGCCGCCCATCCCGAGCAAACCAAGCAGCAGCGGCAGCATTTCGGACAGGTCGGCTGGACGAAGATCAAGGCTACGCCCGGCAAGCGCCACAGCGAACATCCCAACCGGCAAACCAATCCAGTTCCAAGCGCAACCCGCCGCGCAAACCCACCCAACAAACGGACGCCATCCGGCGATGAACATGCTGGTGCTGCCAGCCTCAATCTTGTTCACCTCCATTTGCGCCGCGTCGGCCTTCTGCGCCGCGTCGATCAGCATCTGCATCGCCTCGGCTTTAGCTTTGGCTGCTGCTGCCGGATCAGGAATCAATCCGATCAGCTTATCGAAGATCGGGCCCAGAAGAGGAATTAGCATGGCTAGCATTGCGCTATCCTAATGTGACGGTGTGGCAGTTTTGTCAGACATGCCCAGGTCTGAAACTAGCTATTGAATTGCTGGCCCTACAGTCCCGCCATCCCGCTGTTCATTTGCAGGGAGAGACTATATGCAGCAAGCAATTGCTAGAATGAGTGTTCCATTTTACTTTCCAGGCCAACTCATAATTGCAACGCCTGTG